GCCAATGTAGATAAGCCGACAATTCACTATATACAGTATATTAAAGAGTTTTGTGCAAGAAATAAAATAACAGATATTGAGATTATTTTGCCTCATGATTCAGCGAACAGGCAAGACGCAGTTACGCACTTAGTTAGCAGATTTCAAGCTTACAGAAATGAATTTAAAAAAGTTACAAAGCTAAAAGCACAAGCAGTAGCGACTACAATAGAAATCACGAGACACAGTTTAGAACAACATAATCTTAAGTTACTAGACTGCGAGAATGTGCGTGATATGGTACATCTGATGAAAAAATACGAATGGAAAAAAGACAGCAAAACAGGCGAAAACTTAAGAAAGCCGGTTCATGGCAGAGGTTTAGCAGCTTCAAACACATGTGACAGCGTTGAATACTATTGCTTACATAAATTTTTAAAAGAATACAAAAAAAATAGTCGAGAATTCAAAATAATCACAAGCTAGGAGGTGGAAAATGGAGCCAATCAAGGTCGGAAAAGGGCAATTAATGGAGAGTTTGACAAAATTGTTGTTTGAAGAAATATCAGCAACAGAGGAGTTGCTCGATAATGAAAAAGTGGATGAAATGCTATATGATGAAGACATCTCGATATTAACAAACAAAATCACAAGAACAGTCGCAGCGAGAGAGCTAAGAGTTTGCACAGATAAGCGAGAGTTGGAAGATAAAGCAGAAGAAATACAAGATAGATTCAATGTTTCTAAGTTTAATCGTATTTTTAAGCATATCTTAAACGCTAGATACTACGGTTTTTCGTTGTTCGAGAAAGTCTATGACGAAAACTATAACCTTCAATCGCTTGTGTCAGTGCCTCAAAAATACGTAGCTTTTGACACAAAAAAAGGCTGGTATATTACAGCTGGAAGCAAGGAGACGTACATAGACAAAGAAAAATATTTCTTATGTATTCACGAGCGTGACGTTGCGAACAAAAAAGGAAAAAGCGTGTTAAAAAGCTGCTTACAAGCGTACGAAGATAAAAAAATGTTTGGAAATCAGTTGAGGGGACTAGCGAAAAAGTACGGTGAAACTATCATTTTCTTTGCATATGACGACAGTGAGCAAGAGGACGACGTAAAGAAAAAGGCGGAAGAAGTGAAGAAAATGCAAGGCGGTGGGACAGTAATTGGAGTTCCGACAAGCTTGGGCATGAAGCTATCAGATAGCCTGTATTTGCTTGATTTGAAAGACATAGACCCTAGCATTTATATAAAGTTACACGATTGGAAAAAAGAGAAACTAACTCAAAATTTGCTAGGTGGAACGCTAACAATCGACAATGGGCAAGGGCGTGGATCTTATGGGCTTGGAGAAATACATCAAGAATCGTTTGATGAAGTCGTGAATGATTGTTGTCAGTTCATCACAGATAATATGCAACAACTCTTATATTTTGATAGTTTGTACTTTGGGTACGATTATCGGGAATTTTACTTCAAGCTAGAGAAAATAAAAGACAGAGATGAAGAGTTGGCATTTGACGAAAAGCAAGAAGATTTGAAGGCTAAAAGAATTGATAATTTCTTGAAAATGCGAGAAGCAGGAATTACAGAAGAGGACCTGAACGGTGATGAAGCATGACGGGATTCAAGTTGACAACTAAAATCAATGTAAGTACTCGTAAAATCGCTACTAGAGAGTTAATGGACAAAATATCACAAGATATGCGAAAAACAGTGCGTGATAGGTTCAGAACCTCGACAGGTCCGAATGGCGAGCAATGGGCAACAGTAGGATACAGGAGCGGAAGACCGCTCGTCATCACAGGAAGTTTGAGAGATAGCTTGAGACGTTCTTATGACAAAAATAAGGCGGTTCTTGGAACTAGTGACATAAGAGCTAGGCTACATCAATATGGCGGGCTTATTCAAGCCAAAAACAAGCCATACTTGACGTTTAAAATTGGAGATAGTTGGGTTAAAAAGAAATCTGTATACATTCGAGCTAGACCATACATCGGTTTCAATCAGGCGATGATTGAGAGATACAGAGAAATGGCGGCTAAGCACGTGCAAGAGCAATTAAAAAAGAGATTAGGAGGTAAAGAGTGAAAAAGAGAGTGAAAGTCTTTCAAGCTGGGAATTATCCGCAAGGGAACTACAGCAAAGAAAAAGTGAATGAAATCTTTGGAACGGCTGGAAGAGTAGACGGAATCTATGCTCATACAAGTAAATGGGCAGAAAAAGGGGAAGAACCTTTGAAAGTCGCGGAATTCAGCGATTTCAAAGTGACGGACGGAGTAGTGACTGCATTAGTAGAGTTTAACGAAAAAGGGCAAGGATACTTCAATGATAGCGTAATTAAAGGGGTTTCTGTTGAAATTCGGGATAATAAGTTATCTAAGGTTGCATTATTGCCAATTGGCGTAAAACCACAGGTTGCAGGAGCAGAGTTCGCAGAAGAAGAATATGCAGAAATTGAATTTGAAGTGATTGAAGAATTCGAAGAAGCAAAGATTGATGTTAATTCTGTCAAAGACATGAATTTAGATGACAAAGTAGCGATTATCACAGCTATCTTTGGAAGTCTGACAAATGATGAAAAAGAGGGAATTAGACAGCTATACTGGGCTGATTTTGAGAAAAAAGAACCGGAACAACCTCAAAAGATTAAGACAGAAGCAGAAATCAGAGCTGAAATCACGGCAGAATTCGAGAGAAAGGAAAAAGGAAATGCTTTGAAACAAGCTATGAAGAAAAAAGTAGTTCCTTGTCTGCAATCAATCGTGGAATTCGCTATTGATGAAGCTTTGATGAAATCAGGTACGGTTGAATTTGAAGCGGGCGGAAAGAAAGAAAATGTTTCTTATTTCGAGAAAATCGAAAAAGAAATTGAAGCTTTGCCGGACGCAGCTAATTTTCAGAGCGAAGTGGAAAGAATGGAATTTGGAGAATTTGAAGAGGGAGCAGGAGATGACCCAATGGCAAAGGCTCATGAAGAAGTAAAGAAAATGCTAGGAGGTAAATAATGACAGGTTTAATGTGTTTTATCGCAGGTTCGGCAATGACGATAATCGGGCTTTATTTTTACGAAAAATTCAACAAAGGAGGTAAGGAATAATGGCAGAATTTAAAAGAGAAAAATTTGACAGAAAAAACATTACGAAAGACGTAGTATCTATTCCCGGATTGGTAGATAAAGCGTGCAAAAAATTAGAGATTGGAAACGTCTTAGCTTACAATGACACTACAAAAAAATGGGTTAAATATGCAAAAGAAACTCATGCAACCGGATTATTTTTGTTCGGAATTGTAAAAAATGACGTGGATGTGACATCGGCAGATACTTCTATTTCTATTCTTGTGCAAGGAGAGGTACCGAAAACGTATGTGGAAGAAGTTTCAGACGATGAAAAATTATGGGCTTTATTAGCAAAACAAGGAATTTACGTATTATAAGGAGGTAAAAATGGCATTAACACAAGTACAACAAGAACTAATCGGAGCAATTTCCGCAATTGAAACGAGACCAACTCCGTTTTGGAATTTATTTAAGAAAAACAAAGTACCATACATGGCGTTATCTACAACTATCAGAGTAGATGAAGTTATGGAACATTTGGTAAAGGCTAAGTTAGTACCAAGAGGAACTGTATTACAGCCAATTGAGGTTGGAGGATTTAGTACAGTTACAATCAAGCCGGATATATTGAGTGCGTCTGTCGGGGTTTCTGCGGAAGATACAATTTTGCAACAACCGGGAGAATTGGCAATCGTAAACGGTCAAAAAATAAAAGCTTCTACGTATGATAGAGTTTTGAAATTAACTACAATCAAGAGCGCAATTGAGGGCTCTAAGGAAGACATGGCGGCAAGTGTATTCTTGACTGGAAAAACAAAAGACGCAAGCGGATCGGAAGTCAATCTTGGGTTGAAAGAACCAAATACAGTAGACAAAGTAAAAACTGAAAGTTGGCTATCTTTTTTTAGAAAACAAGTATCCGATTATAAGAAAAAACACAATACACTTCCGGACAGAATTTTCGTAGGAACAGATATTGCGGATAGTTTGGCAGCGTATATTGAAAGTTCAAATAATCCTTTGCTTGGAGTACAAGTAAAATTGGAAGACGGACAAATAAAATACGAACTGAAAAACTTCCCAATCACAATCGAAACATATCCCGACTCAGACACTGAGACAGATACAAGCAAGAGTATGACTTTGTTCAAAGAACTTTGTCTATTCCCTGTATACGCTGGTTTGTCTTATGTGGGAACAACCGGAAAACCTGAAATGATTCGTTCCGACGTTGTTGTGATAGAAACGAAAGCAAACGAGGAAACAGGACAACAAAAACTAGGAGCGACTTCCGCACCATTCCCACTAATCGTAAGACCTGACCTATTTGAAAGATACACCGTAACTATCAAATAGAGGTGGGCTATGGAAATCACGAAGTATTCAAAGAGAATTCAAAGTTTCTTGAAGCAAGAATACGGTAGTGAAGAAGAAGTGAAAAAAGCTTTAAACCTCTTTAAAGAAGAGGGTGAGAGTATCGCTGTAACATTGGGACTTGAGGTATCACCTGAACACGATACTCTCTTAGAGCTTTATGCGGAACACCGTATCTATTCAGCTATGGGGAATGAAAAGCTTGCAGCGTTAAAATTAGAGGTTTTCAACAAACTGTTAAAAAGCTTTGTATCTGTAGCGGAAAACAAAAAGAAACTGGAAGAAATCAAGAAATCACAGAAGAAAGGAATGATGATTTTCAATGAATAATATAGAAGTTTTGAAAAAGGTTCAAGAAGTCTTGCAACAAAAGTTTGAAGAAGTGTCTATAAAATTCTTAGAAGATTCTATCTTTGATGATGTGATTTTGAATGAAATCGGAATTGAACCCTCTGGGGAAAATTATAAAAGCGTTGGACTTGGAGGGTTTACTGAACACGAGACAGAAAGTATATCTTTTTCAATAAACCTTGTCAGAAAGCAAGAATTCAAAGGAGATACCTTATCATTAGAACAGTTCTTAGAAGAAAAAGATAGCATTATCGAGCTATTGTATTCAGAAGATTTGTTAGGAATTGACGGGATATTTCGAAGTTTCGAGATAGAAACCGAGCCTTTACGATTTTCTCATGAAGAAGTAGCTTGGGACGTCTGGATTTATAAGATAAAAGTACTCGGAAAAGTACGATAGGAGGGAATATGAATTTAAAAATTGGGGTTGGAGTTCAAGAAAATTCCGATAAAAAAGCTACTAAAATTACTCAATTAAGAGTAACAGAAAGTGACTTAAAACCTTTGAGAAATATAGTAGATTCTGACGAATTTAATGGAAGCCCATGGAAAGGAGATTCATTTTTAGCGTCAGAAAGCGCAAGCGGAAGCATTACGTGTCATCTAACTGTAGAGACGTTGAAATTATTGTTACCCGGTTTTGGATTTGACGTAACAGAAGTATCACTTCCAGATACTACTGGAATTTCAGAACCTAAAGTTACATTGACAAACTTAGGAAAATATACAGCTAGTGGGAAAATAGAGAAGTTCTTTACAATTGTGGAACAAAATTTAGAAGATCAAGAAGAAAGAGTTTTAATTGGATGTCAATTTGGAAATGTTACTATTGAAGCTTCTCAAGGGGCGTATGTCACTATGACATTGGAAGTAATAGGGTTCTCGTATGGATATAAGCAGGACTCTTTGAGTGAAGTTGAGCTTTTAGAAGATTATAGTAACAGATTGACTTGTGTTGACGCAACATTTCACATGAGTAAAGATTTGTCGGCTAATACACAATCTATAAATGTTTCTATCAATCAAAATTTGGAAGCTAAGTTTGGATTGGGTAGCACAAAAGCAACCAGAATTACGAGAAATGGAAAGATTGAAGCAAAATGTTCTTTGACATTCAACGCTTATGATAAGGCTTTGTATAAGAAAGCGTATGACAATCTATTGAGTGGAGAAACCGCGGAAGCTGTTATCAAAATGAAGACAAAGGATAAAAAATACATTGGTATCTATTTACATAAATTAGGTACAACAAATGTAGAAATGACAGATAAAAAAGGTGGAGGCGGGTTATCTCAAGAATTGGATATTCAATATGACCAATCAAAGAAAACACCTATTACATTTGCAATTGGAACAGTTCAATAAAAAGGAGAGATGAAGAATGAAAACAATTAAAATCGGAACGGAAGAAAATTATGTGGAAATTAAAGAAATGATGTCTTTCTGGGAAAAGAGAGAATATCAATACGGCTTTGGTGGAATTTACGCGATGAATAAAGACGCTTCCCGGATTGAAGTAAACACAAGAAAACCTTTTGAAGAAACAGAAGAATATTTCTTGTTAAAAAGTCAAGTTATGACGATTGCAGAAAATGGGGATATTATCTATGACAATGCGGACGCAAAACAAAGAAAAGAGTTTTCTAAAGTTTTGAAAAATGCATATGGAGAAACTTCCAAGAATTTAGAAGAAGCGTTAGGTAAAATCAAAGAAGTCAATGAATTAGTGAAGAAAGAAGAAAAAGAGGAGAAAGAGGAAGAAAAAAACGACTAAAATTTCTATCAATGGCAGCCGATATGTTCTTGAATGGCAGAGAAATTTCAGAAGATTATCCGGGATATGAAAAAATAGTGAAGCAATATTTGAAAATACACAGGTATAAGCGATACTTTGTAAAAAAATATGTTGCCAATGGTTTTTCTTCTCAAAGATACTATGAATTGAAGTTTCTACCGTTTGGAGAAGCTCTCGGATATGACAACCACCCCTGGAAAGTTATTCGAGATATAGAGGAGATATTAAGCGCATTGAATGAAATAGCGAGTCAACAAAATTAAAAAGGGAAGTCTAGGAAGATTTCCCTTTCATTGTAAAAGGAGGTGGAAAAATGTCGCATACAGTGGAGATGAGTTTGTCATTTCAGGATAACTCCAAAGAAGCTTTGGAAAGCTTAGCAAAAGCTATGGGAAAAACTACAAAGCAAATGGAAGAAGAATTGAAGAAAGTTGCAAAAGCCTTTCGAGAATTTGAAGAAATGGCAAAGAGGAGTAATCTATTCCAAAAGATACAAAAAGACGCTGACGAGCAATTAAAGAAAGTAGAAAACAGATTTAAAAGTATGCAAGAAAAAGCAAAACAATCTTTTGGAGTAATAGAGAAAATAGCAAGAAGAACATTCTTAGCAATGGCGACATTTACAGGATTTGCAGTCAAAGGATTTGCGGATTATGAGTATTCAATCAAGAAAATCCAAACAATTTCAAAGGATAGTTATGAAACGATAAGCACAAATATTAGAAAAATGGCATACGAAACAGGAACTTCTTCCAAAGAATTAGCTTCTTCCTTGTATGACATTGTGCAAGTTATTCAAGATTCTCCCGATAAGTATAAGATGTTGGATACAGTCAATAAATTATCTATTGCAGGATTTACAGATACCACACAAGCAGCGGAGTTATTAAACTCTATCATGTTGACTTATGGAATGACAGTGAATGACCTTGTAAAAGTATCTAATAAATTGATAGTAACACAAAATCTAGGAAACACAACGATTGGGAAAATGGCTCACAATCTAGGAACTTTAATTCCACAAGCCAAAATGGCAAACGTTTCTTTGGACGAAGTGTTGGCAACGGTAGCGACCTTGACACTTGGAGGAATTCGTACCGATAAAGCAACCACAGGACTAAGAGCAATGTTGTCCGAACTATCTAACGAGAGTTCAAAATTAGGAAAAGAATTTAAGAAGATAACCGGAGGATTAGATTTTAAAAACTACACTTTATCCGGAGGAACTATCATCGGAGCTTTGAAACTAATCCAAGAAAAAGCAAAAGACGCAGATAAGGCAATGACCGAAATGTTTGGAAATATTCGTTCTAAAACAGCGGCAGGAGGATTGGCAATTTTAGAAAAGAAATATACGCAAGTTTTAAATGCAATTGCAAACGCACCAAATGACCAATTAGCTAGAGCCTATGCGACTATGCTAGATACTACTAAGGCAAACCTGGAAAGAATTAAAATGGTTGTTTCTACCTATACCCAAGAGATAGGAGAAAGAGTGGCCAAAGATTTAGCAGGAGCTTTGAATATCAACGATGTAAAAAGCTTCGAGGACTTATTCAACGAAAAGAATATTGATAAAGTATATTCTTTCGGGAAAGCCATATTCTTTGTAACTGGAGGAATTACGGCTCTAGGAATAGCATTAAAAGGTATTGAAACAGTGACGGCGGCTTTTGCTCTATTACATAACCCGGCAGTACTTTTGATTGCGTCTTTAGGTGGTGTTTATTATGGCATTCGTAAAATTTTAGACATTAAAAATGAAGAATTTGAAAAAACTAAAAAATGGCTAAATGAAACAGAAGAGGGATTGAAAAAACAAGTTGAGACTTTGAAAGAAATTCAAAAACAAAAGGAACAAGGTGGTTTTACAAGCCTAAAACCTCTACGAGAATTAGAGGGATTTAGCCCAAAAGTTTTGGCAGATTTGGAAAGATTGAACAATCTGAAAGTAAATGCCTACAATCGGGGAAATATCAACGAATTTGAAAGACTAGCTAAAGAATTTCGAGAAATTATGGAGAGAGAAATTCAAAGGTTAGAAAAAGAGACAATCAGATTAAATGCAAAAGTTTTTGTAGATGTTGATGTTGTAAGAGAAAATTCAAGGCAAAAAGCCTTTGAATCTTTGTTGAATATAGAAGACATCGATAAAATCTCAAAGGAATTCCACAGCGGAAAGTACAAAGGGAATAAAAATGAGAAGTTTATTTATGAGGATTATTTGAAACAATTAGACAGCTTGAATGTTTCTAAAAGGTCAACACTAAGAAGAGACATCAGCGAAGCTATTTCGGGGATAGCAAAAAAAAGCTATAACCCAGACAGAGACAAAAAAGGAAGCAAAAAAGACCCGTTCAAAGAATTGATTTCAGAACTTGGAGCAAAAATCAAACGAGATTTAGGTATCCAAGAAAAGATTGAGATTTTAGAAAGGGCAAAGGAAAAGTTCAAGAAGAATATCAACGAAATCAATACAGCTATTGATAATTTTAAAATCGAGGCTTTAGCTAACAAGATTAAAAATGCTTTAGAGGGCGTGAACTTAAGAAATCACGAATATTCTTCCGGTGAACAATTAGGAAAAATCCAAGCCGGGGAAAAGCTCGTATTACAGCAATTGGAAATGGCTCGAAAAGTCAATAATTCTGATTTAGTGAGAGATTTGGAAAAACAAATGAAACAACTTGATTTTACGAAATTTTTAATTCCTGTAGAAGAAAAAATCAAAGAAATTGAGAAAAATTTAAAATCCGCACAAGAACAATCTGAAAAAATCAAAGAAAATAAAGATAATCTGTCCTCAGTGGAAATTAAAAGGATACAAACAGAAATTACCGGAACGGTAGCAGCCAACAAAGCTCTTATCGAAAATATGAAAGGTTACTTAAAACAAAACCTAGAAAATGGAATGTTAACTCAGGGAGACTACGACAAGTTAAAGCAAACTGTGGATAATTTGGATACATCTTCTGACAAACTGAAAAATGCTGCAATAAAAGTAGAAAACAGTATTCCGGGTGCTTTAAATGCTATAGGAAATGCTTTTTCACAGCTTGGAAATGTCACAGGAAGTCAGACTTTAGGTGGTATCGGTAGTATCTTTGGGGGATTAGGAAGTATTGGGGATTTAGTTGGTAAATTTAAGTCTGGCGGTGGTATTGGAAGCATTTTAGGAATGTTCAGTAAAACCGGATCACTTTCTGGTGGAATGGCTTCTTTAGGAACTGTTGCAAGCGGAGTCGCCGCAGGAATTGGCATTGTCTCTACAATTGGTTCTCTATTCGGAAGAAGTGGAAAGAAAAAAGCCGCAGCAATTGACGCAAGAAATAAAGAAAATGAAGAAGCATATAAGAAGCAGATTTCCGCATTACAGCAATTAACGCAAGCTATTCAACAAAACTCCGAAAGGATTAAAAGTTTTGCAGATAGAATGTTGACAGATATTGCGAAAAATCCAACTATCAAAATGATTTTCGGAGGAGAAAGCAACTTTGATTTGTTACATCATTCTATGATAGCAGGGAAACATTTTGCAGATATAACAGCACTAGAAAAAGGTTCTAAAAGATACCGTTCAGGTTTTAGAAAGAAAAGTAAATCTACATATACCAAAGTAGATATTGGAGAATCCGAGTTATTAAGATACTTAGGGTTTAGTAAGTCAGAATTGGATGCATTTACAGATAGTGAAATGAAGCAATTGGATAGTGTGTTGCATAACGTTAATCACGAAACATTACGAAGAGCAACCGGAAGAAACTTAACAGAATCTTCTATTGAAGAGTGGAAGAAACAGGTACATGAGTTTGTAGAGCAGATTAAATATCTGGAAAAAGAAAAGGCGGACTTGTTCAAAGGCTCTACACTAGAAAGCTTTACAGGCGTGGAATATAAGACGGAAAAAGAATTGATTAAGGAATACACAGAGCAATTCAAACAAATGGGATTAGTTGGAGAGCAATACAACGAAACCATTAAAGAAATGGCGAAAAATAACCAAGTGCTAATTACTTCTATGTTGGACGTGCGAAATAGCACGATAGAGGGATTTGCAAGTGGAAATGGTGGATTCTTAAGTTCTATGAAGTCTTACTTTGAAAAGATATTTAAAAACGCTTCTAGCGTGGCATATGATGTGGTATTTAGTGATTTAGACAACTACTTAACACGAGCTTTTGAGAAAATATCCAATAAGCTTGTGGACATTAAAAAGAACGGGAAGCTTGATTTCAAAGGGTTGTTTAGTGACTTTGATTTTGAGAAGTTGAAGAACCTAGACATCATGGAAAAGCAAGTAAAACAATCTTTAGATGTCATAAAAAAAGAGCTGTTAAGCAATGGAATAGATTTATCCTTAATCAACAAAATGCTTCCATGGAGTGATTTTAACGATAGGATAAACGACTTAAAGAATGCTTTATCGAGTGCTATGAACGCAGGATTGGAAGAACATAAGTTCTCTAGTTTCACAAAAGCATTGGGACAATCTCTATATGATAGCGTGAAAAATTCTTTGGTTAAGGCATTCAGTGAAAGTGCTTTGTATCAAGGAATGATAGAAAAATTCATCCGGGCGGAAAATTTCCAAGCACAATTGGAAAAAGCGGGAAATTTCAAAGATGTCTTAGGAATAGCAGACGGCATTATGAAGAAGTTTGGCTATGAATTAGAGGCAGCGGGACTTGGTGGATTTGACGCAATCAACAATATTCGTAGAGAAGAAGATACACAGCTGGGAAATGCTTATTACACAGATAAGGCGGCGAATGTGAATATCAATGTAACTAATAATTTCTATGCAGAAGTATATGGTATAGATGATTTAGATACAAGGATCGCAAAAGGAACGGAAAGTGGAATTAAAAATTGGTTAAACAGACCAAATGGAAGTAACTAGGGAGAGGGGTTCCTCTCCCGGATAGGAGGAAGAAAATGGAAAAATTTGAAGAAAATGAACTTAAGGAAATAGCTAGAAAAACATGGGAAGCGGTATCAGAGATATTGCCAAAAGGAAACGAAATAAAAATCGGAAATGAATTTTATGTAAAAAAGAAAGCAAGCACAGAAATGGAAGAATTCTTATTGGAGATAGAAGTATTTAAGAAGAAAATGCAAGAATTGGAGTTTACATACAAAGAAGTTGCAGAGCTGACAAAAGAGTTCATAAAAGCAAGAGTGGTAGAATTGCCGAAGTACTGTAATTTAAAAGTCTGATTTTCCGAGAAACAAGAAAAAGGAGGTAAACATGCCAAAAATAATCATAGAAGGTATTCATGGGCTTGGAATTGGAGAAGTAGATAGATTAATTTTAGCAAAATTAGATATTCAAGGAACAATCGAAGATGTGAAATTGGATATGACACAAGAAGAATTGCAGAGAGTTGAAAATAATTTGAAGCAAAAATATGAAACTATTTTTGTCTATGAAGAGGGAAACGAGGAACATTTAACAAAAATCAACGAAGAATTAAAAAGAATGTACGGGGTATAATCCTGTACATTCTAAAAAGGCTATCGGATCACAATTAACGGAGAGTAACCTTTTTCTTTTGCCTTTTGGATAGCGTCTTCCATTTCTGAAAACATTCCCAAGTTTTCGTATTCAGGAGATTTACAATCCAAAATGGCTTGGAGAATTTCTTTGTTTGGGAAATTTGTAGTATGCACTCCATAAAAATAATATTCTCCATTTTTATTAGGTTTTTTGCTTACTGCATAAGTAGACAATACAAACATCATTCATACCTCCTTTCACAAAAATGTTCCAATAGTATATATAACTTTTTTGAGGGAGAAAATCAAGATAGGAGGAAATATGCAACTATCAACACTACGGTATCAAGGATATACCGCTAGAATTACCAACCTATCAACTATGGAAGAGTTGCAGGATTGGGTATCGGAATGTAACATCACACTTCCACAATCCAATCTCATCTCCTCTATGGAAGCTAGGTTTCAACTGGAAGAAAAGAAAATCAATAAAGGAAATGAAATTAAGATAGAAATTTTGGACGATGTGGGAAATGTACTTTATACCTTACAAGGAGAAGCAAACATTCCACGTAGAACAAAATCCTATACCGGTTTGGAAGTATGGGAATACACAGTCAAAGATAGCTATAACCGGCTATTTGAGAAAGTGGTTCCTGAAAGCCAAACATTTTATGATCTTTACTTATGTAATACAAATGACAAACACAATTCTTTACTACATAAAATAGCAAGTGCTTTAGGATTTCGGGAAGAGGAACTGGATTTTCAATCGGTTGCGTTTGAGAATGGCAGCCTAATCCGATTGCCTTTTGTGTATTTGGAAGAGAATTCACGTTGGATTGATAAATTACAAGCTTTTATTGAAGCAAGTGACGGAATTTTATATGTAAAGAATAAAAAGTTATTCTATCGACCTCGTAATTTAACGATTAACCACGCTTTCTCGTTTAACAGGACTAATATTATTACTAGCTTAGAAGAAATTGAAAAAGAGGTACTACAGAACGGGATACGGCTTGTTTACGATAGATATGAAAAATTAGACAATCAAGTGGTATTTAATCTTCAAAAAAAGATAATAACAGAGCCAAATACCAATCCGGATACGGAAGTTCCGACGATGAGGATAAGTTTTATTACATCAGCGGTATCCGATCCGACATTGACAAAAGCAACCGGGTATTATTTCAAAACAGATGACCCAAGCTCTAAAGTGGATATTCCATTGGAGGAAAATGTTCACTACAAAAAAGTATCTTGGAAAGAAACGGGAGCGGAAGTGAAATTCTATAATCCGTTACCATATAAGCTATACGTAGATAATTTTGAGATAAAAGGTGTTCCTTTGTCTATGTATTCCGACAATGAAGTGAGCGTGATGTATCCCAATGTTTTGGAAAAGCACCAAGAAAATTTCATCACTTCCAGCAAGAATAAATTTATCCAAACAAGTGAACAAGCAAAGTTTTTAGCAAAAAAGGCAATGCGAAGAGGGGTTGTCAATCATGCAGAATACCAATTCAAAACTCCGTTTCTTCATCAGATTGAAGTGGGCGGAGTATATGGCTTAGATCTGGAAGATATTCATACTGTAATTGAAATTACAAATATTTCTATCAATCTAAGACCGGGAGTATTCCGTATGGATATTCAAGGAATTTCGGTCAAAGAAGAGCTAGGGAGCGTGAAAATTACTTCCAAGCTATCCGGGAATCCAAAAGAAAGTTACATCGATTTACGACCTGTGGAAGAAGAACTCAAAAAACAAAACGGAGAGCTAAAAAAGCTAGATAGAGATGTTCGCTCTAAGCTTCATAAAATGAACAAAGTCCCTACCGAAAACGTGGAAGAGAATGACATTTGGTTGAATCCTGATACGAACGAATGGAAGAAGTTTTACAATGGTGTATGGAATCCAATTTCAGAAAAAGAAATACTTCCGTCTATGAAAATGTATAACAGTTTAGACGGAAACGTCATAAAGTTGCAAGGAACCACAGATAAAGTAGGAGCGTATTTGCTAAATGGGGGCGAACAATTTGGTTCAATGAACGGAGAGTTGGCTCATGTAACATTCGATAAATTAGGTCAATTCGAGGCGGAAAATCCAAACAATAGGGTTGCGTTGAACATCAAAGATCCTGCGAATCCCAGCCAAGTAAATTCTCAAATACTGTTAGGAGTAACAGATGTTAAAGATGAGAAATGGAAAGATGTAATTTTCGCACTGGGAGATGAAGCAAGCTCCAATCGTTTTATATTTCGAAACGGAAGTTTACAACAAACGGTAAACGGGGAGGAATTGTCAGAAAAATTATTAAATGTGGATAGAAATATCAGCAATCTAGCTCATGCGGATAGTGAGAATAAGCGGGACTTAGAAGAAAAAATGAATGCTGCAAAACAAGAAATTAATGCACAGTTAGTGAATTCGGATAAGAAATGGACAGCTTTACAAGGACGGTATCAAGAAACAATTGAAGATGTTGCTTCATTTAAGACGCAAACAAGCGAAAAAATCGATACAGTACAAGGGGCTTTACAAAAAGGAAACTTTGTCATCACTGCAAATACGACATTTGACGGGGCAGCTCGGTTCGTTTCACGAGGAAGCAATGAGGTTATCACGATTGCAAATGGAACGATTGATTTCCATAGAGACGGAAAACGATTGACGAGAATCAGAAACATTCGTCATGGTAGTGTTTTCACTGACAGCAAAGGAAAAGGAATTGTGACATTTGATGGATTTATACAACCGATGTTTGTCATGGCTTCTATTAAATCAGCAAACTTTGGGAAGAATATGGCAAGCGTATTTTGCTATGCATCGAACATTAAAGAATCCGTATATCAGTTTTTTCTAGGGGGAAGTAATGAAGATTATGTTCATGGAAATCCGGTTACTAAAATTGGAAATACGTATACGATAGAAAATTGCGTTTTAACAACATTGACTCATGTGAAAATCAATTTAAATGTATATCATACGAGCGAGTATCTATATGCACGCGGAGATGACCACTACATGATAGAACGTCCATCTGTACGAGTAATTATCACAAGAAAAGATAAAACTAAGGTATTGTTACTTGAAAAAGTAGTAGAAATTAGAAGTATCTTCCATAAAGAATTGAGACAGGATTATGGACATACGCAATGGTGGAGTGAATCCTATATTGAATTTCCACTTCAAATTCAGCGAGTTTATGAAGAAAGAACGGATGTAACTTACGAAGTGAAAGTAACAAAAGTAAATTCTATAGGAAAATATGGGTATTTTGACAAATATACTGCCACATTCGAGATTCCATCGAGCCATGATTGGGTTAATTCTATAGAGATTACAGCAGTATCTGACACTTCCAAACTTGGAGAAGTGCAGGGAGAAGGAGAGGTTAGTTATATTGCAATGGAAGTAGATTAGGAGGAGATATGTTTTACTATTTGAAAAAAGAGAGATTAAAACAAGGAGTTGCAGAAGTGTTGTTTGAGGTGCCTACTGCTATTCCTAACTACAAAGAAATTACAAACTTTGGGGAATTATTGGAATATGAGGGAGAGGGTATTCCGAGCGATTGGGAATACGATTCTCAGTATGATGTATTTTACAGTGCTAAAGAAAAGCCTAGCCCATTTCATCGAAAAATCAAAGGACAATGGCAAGTAGTAGACAAAGAGGGTTTTCAAGCCTTTTGTGAAAAAAACATCGACAAAATTAAAGCCGAGATATTGGAATATGGGTTTGATTATCAAGGACATAGACAAAAATGCAGAGATAAAGATGTGGCATATATGGTAGCAAACATCGTTTCTTTGCAAACGGCAAAAGCATTGGGAAAAGAAAAAAAAGTAACTTGGTATTTTTCTGACAATTATGGAATGGAAGCAGGATTACAGGAGTTAGGAATCTTAATGCTTTACGGAACTACCTTTGTACAGTCTGTTTACGATACAGAAAACTATTTTAAAACTTTGGAAGAATTGAAAATTGTTACAAAGGAAGAGTTTGAAGAAAAAAGAAGAGAAATTCATCAGGCGTTAGCAAATTAGGAGGGGAAATATGCGACATATTACAAATGTGTTAGTCCACTCTAACCGTTGTGAAGTGGTAGACGGTCATACATTCGCGACTGGGGATAAAGGACTACCGCATATTCATTTACAATTTCTATATATGTTTGGAGAAAATAGTTTGCAAGGGAAGAATTTAGAATGTAAATACTTACTTCCCAATGGGCAATATTCCGCAGAAACGGTAAAAATTACCGGGAAAAATGAGGTAACATTTCCGATTCATTATAGTTGCTTTACGGTTAATGGTTGGACGACACTTAGAATTACTCTAGTCAACGGTAGCAATCGGGTAACTTTGGAAGATATTATCATCAAAGCAAAAGAAACAAAGCTAGGAGAGCCGTTTAGCAATACACAAGTGGAACAGGCTATTACACAAGCCATTGAAGTGACGACAACCTCTATCCGAGCAGAGGGAGATAACATTAAACAGGAATTGAGAGAATATATTCGGCAGGAAAAAAAGAACTTGAAAGGAGAGAAAGGGGATAGAGGGGAAAAAGGAGCTCCAGGAGAAAGAGGACCTGCTGGAGAACAGGGGCTTAGAGGTTTTACAGGGGAACAAGGTCCGCAAGGCGAAAAAGGACCTAAAGGCGCTAAGGGAGATAGAGGTTTGAC